CTACGCGGAGTTCCTGTCGAACGCACAGCTGCCCTATGTCACAACCGATGTGGTGATTATACCTGCTGGCCATAGCGTCGTAGTGAACGACGTCCGCCAGATGGAGCACGTCAACGTGTCATCCGCAATCGATGCTGAAGCACCGTTTTATACGGTAATGCTGCCGCGTGATATTACGGAGGAAACAGTTTCAATGGACGTTTACGTGACGGAAAACGAGAACAAAACGCTGTGGAAGAATAACCCGTTATTTCGTCTGTCCCGTGGCTCAAGCCAGCATTACGTTCTGGTTTACAAACCCTCTGAGCAGCTGGGCGTGCGCTTTGGTGACGGTGCGATCGGGAAGATGCCGAAGACCGGTAGTAAGGTTGATCTGGATGTGTGGTGCAGTCGGGGCGACACCACTCTGACGCAGGGCCAGAAACTGACGCCAGCGGGCAATATTGCCGACATGAACAGCAAGATCGAAGTCGTGACTACGACGCCAATCACGGGCGGCAGCGGCTTTGAAAGCACGGAGGAAACGCGCAACCGGGCACAGTACTACGTGGCCTATGACGAGCAGGTAGTGTGGGGCGGTGATTACAAGTACTTTCTGAATCGTGCTGTACCGGGTATGTCGTGGATCAGTGCCTGGGGTGAGCAGGAACAGGAGCTATCAACCGGCATTAAGTCACTAAGCAACATCAACACGATTTTCTTCTGTGGTCACAAGCCGGGGTACACGCAGGCTGAGCTTGAAACCCTGCTCATGACAGCTGTCACATCCATTCCGAATGAGATCAATAAGAAGTTTCGCTACGTCCGGACACAGGAAGAGCCATTCACGATCTCACTGACCGCGCTGGCGAAGAAGAACGTCATTCTGTCAGACGCTAAAAAAGCCGTTCAGGAAGCACTTGAGGCACGGTTCGGACGGGATGCAACAACGTTTGGCGACAGCGATCAGAATGGCGTTGCAGCCGGTAAGCACTTCTCACAGGTGCAGGTAAAAGACCTGTGGCGCGTGATTGAAGAGCTGAACCTGTTTATCTCCTATGAGCTGACCCCGCACGATATGAAAACGGCCCTGCAGTTGAACGATTTTATTTATCTCGATGTGGCTAACTCTACGTTTGATATTAACTACCTGTAAGGCACGGCCATGATTAAAAACTGGGTAAAAGACCGGCTAACCAAAGAAAAGCAGGGCTCTGAGCTGTGGTCAGGGTTTGCTAATACTCTCCAGAGCATTTTCGGGGATGCGGTAGAGCCGATACTGGAGCGTATTACCAACCGCAAAAGCTACTACACGATGAATAAGGACGATCTGACGCTGCGCATGAGCGAATATGGACGCTTTTTCATCGTAGCAGAGACCACGGACACCAGTAGGCCCGTACTGCTGGCACAGCGCCTGGACGAAGTGCATTTTAAAGGCACCGATAAGCCGATCACCTCTACGTTCTGGCGCGAGTTCGATAACCTGCCGGTCAGTTGGCAGGAGCTATATGCGCCGGTGGATCAGGAGTTGGCACCATATGGCACCTTCTTCACCACAAAAGAAGGCCTGGCGATTGCAGAAGCAAAATATGGCGAGTTCTTCCTGACGTCACGGGCGCAAATCTCGGTGGCGCTGAATGAGCTATATACGCGGTATGGCTACATGGAGCAGGATGTTGCAGTTCAGAAGCTGCTAACCCAGTTTGACCGGATCATTGCGCCGCTGCTGCCGCTTCACATCGTGTTTGACGGCTTAGCGCTATTCATCTCGTTTGAGATGAGCGCAGACGCTGAAAACATCACGCTTATCAGCGCCGGTATCGACTATCAGGCCAAATTGTCTTACGTCGATCTCCAGTCGGAGATCAAAAACCTGCACATGGCCACACAGCAGCAGTTCGATATTCCCGCCGTGCCGTTACGCCAGGTTAAGCGCTGCGAACGCTACGATATGTTTGCTGCAGATGCCTGGACCAATGACTACCTCGCAAGGCCTGATGGCGCGCCAGCGCCCATTGATATTGCCAGCGCTGCCAGTGACAGCCGCGCCCGGTTATTCACGGACGGTGGCGTGCAGTATGTTGGCATTCAGAAGGGCAATAGCCAGGGCATCACAGCCACCAGCACGGACGGCAGTAGCGTGACAATGGCGTTTCCCTATGACGGCATGCCAGAGTTTGTTCTGGCTCTGCCCGACGACGGCAGCGGCAACAGCACGATCGCCACGCTTTTTTATGAGCAATTTGTCGCGTAGTTGACCATCGGATTTTACGAACTCCATACCCTCTGGCCTCTTAACTCTGAGAGGCTTTTTTTATGGCTGATACTATCTCTGTCAGCAGCAAGCTGTTTAAAGCGAAGCTGCTGGATTACTACTACATCCGTCGCGCTGAATCCTCCATCGGCAAGGGTTCCCGCTTCCAGATGGTGAAAGCCTACTGGGGCAAGTCCACACTGGTCAGCAGTAACGCCGCTGGCGGCTGGAACATCGCGGATATTCCCTCCACGTTCAGCAATGACAACCTTACCGGTAAATTCACTGAAACGCCTCTGGTCCTCACCAGCACGGGCGCTGATATCTCGATCACCATTCAGCTGGATGAAGCCATTCTTCCGGAAGGCAAAGCCTATGATCTCAATACGCTGACGCTGGTGGACGCTGACGGCAATGCGTTTGCTGTGCTATGCCTGCAGCAGGACACCGTATTCCGTGGTAAGGCCTACCGTCTTATCGTCACCATCGAACAGAAAACGGCGTAACGCACATGAGCAGTAATGAAATTACCGATATCGGCGTTATGGCGGGGAAAGCATATGGCACCGCACCGCTGTCGGCGGATATGCAGTACCTGGAGACTTACACCAGTTCCGCTTTAAACCGCAAACTGAAGGGCATTGTGCGATCCGGCTTTTACCTGGGCTTTGCGCCGGTCGCCGGTTCCGGTATGAATGTCGTCGTTACCTCAAAAGGGGCGGAAGGCGGGCAGGGCGCGGCCTCAATCGACGTAAACGCCCACCAGATCACCATACAGCACCTGGCCGATCTGACGTTGCCGGTCGTGGCGGGCAAAACTACCCGTATCGTGCTGGAAGCAAACTACAAGCTGGGCGTGAAGACAGATCAGGTAGATATCACTTCCACAGTTGAGGCCGCACGCGTCTTTGCGCAGGATATCTCAGTTGCGCTGACGCCGAACCAGCTGGAGCTCTGCCGCGTACTTGTGCCAACTGGCACCACGCAGGTTACGCAGGCAATGATCGTCACCAACTACCGTATCAACCGGCAGGTCGGTATCACGCTGGATTCGATTTACACCAGCGACGATGAGCTGATTGCGGCTAACCTCAAGGGGCTGAAAATCCTTAAAGGCATGATCGATAAAAACATGGTCATTGCCAATAACGGCTCGGATATTCACGACAAAGCGATGTTCCGTAAAAACATCGAGCTGGATCAGCTGGTCAACGAGAAACAGCTGGTTGCAAGTGAGAATCTGGCTGATCTGCCGGACGTGCCGGAGGCGCGGGAAAATCTCGGTCTCGGTACCGCCGCACAGGCAGACCAGCAGACAAACCCTCTGGATATGACGCCGGGTGCGCTGATGGCCGTGGGTGCGTTTGGTGTGGGCGCGCCGTCTCTGGTACTGGACAGCAAAATCACCTCACTGGCCGACGTATCAGTGACTGAGCAGAATGCCTTCTGGACACTGAGCGGCACCTTCAATGACGGTCCGGTTGATCTTGGCAAAACTACGCAGACACTGCGTGGCCAGCTATTCAACATGCGCCGGAAATATGATGCCGACGCTGCACTCCTACAGCTGCTGGTGGCGCAAGGTGGCGTGATGTATCTGCGTTTGGCAGGTAAAGTTTCAGGCGACTGGGCGTGGTCCGGGCTGTCAGCCGGTGCGGATAAAAACGGCTGGCGGAAGGTGATGGACAGCGCCAGCATGACACTGGCGGACCTGGTTAATCTGGGCGCGGCAAAGGCAGGCGATAACAACGATATCACCAGCTTGAACAAGCTGACCGATATCAACACGCCAAAGCTGACGGTCTCAAAAAATCTGGACGTCGGTTCTCAAATCAGCGCTGGATACCGTATTGGTGTGATCCGTTCTGAGCCGTCTGTACCGTCGATGACATTTTTGCGGACCGACCAGCTGGATGACAAACCTCCGGCATACGAAACAGACATCATGCAGATTGTGGGCCGTGTGGCGGCAGTAAGTGGTGATGCCTGGAGCGGCAGGATCCTCGGCGGCATTACCACTACCAATATGACGCACGGCGGCGGAAAAATAGTGATAGATGCGCGTGCGTCAACCGGCGTGGTTACTGCACGCCTCGCTCTTAATGGCGGAGACGGCTTAGCCACACTGCAGGGTGCTGGCGGACTGGCTATCACCGGTGGTGGAGGCCTGTCGTCGGATGGAGCCGGACTCTTTGCCGCTGACGCAATTACGCTGCAACTGAAGCCCAAAACTAAAGACAAAGCCTACTATCTGCGCGG